CAATATAGGTGACGAGAGGTTATAGATGATTGCAGTCATTGTTCTATCTCCTGTTGGGGAAGCATTCCCGCTATCCATGATTAGAAGATAGTGCAACCGTTCCCCAATTGCAAGCATTATTTTATTGCCAAGTAAAAAAAAAAATATCCCCACACAAACACACGCCGCCAAGCTAGGCCATAAGCTAGGCCATAAGCCAGGCCATTAGCTGGACCATTCGTTCGCCATTCGCCTGCCAATCGCCTGCCAATCGGATTCGTAATCCGCCCGCAATTATTCATTACCAATGGGTTAGCCTTCCGGTGTGACACCAGGACTGGCACATACGGCCAAGCCAGCCAACCTATATTGTAAAGTTCGAGGCCCATACATGGTTGCGCTCGAGGTTAGGCTTGGGCTGGGCCGTTCGGGGGGAAGCGGCGATTGTGCGCTAATAATAGGGGCTTCAGATTTTTCTGCAATTTTCTTGCCCCCTCGCTACCGCTGTCGATTAATGGGGTAATGAACCCTCTATACTGGGCGAACATTTCGTTACCCCATTTCAGCCTCTCGTCAGCCCCTCGTCAGCCCCTCGTCAGCCTCTCGTCCACCCATGCTCCTCAGGGGCCCTCAGAGCCCCGTACAGCCTGTTTACCCCCTCGTCCGCTAGGGTAGGACCCCAGAAGGCCTAAGGGCCCTCAGGGAGCCTCCTAGAGCCTTCTAGGGCCTATTCTCTATGTAGGCCTGTTGAACGGGTTGTATCCTGGGGCAGTGATGTCCCCTGGGTAGCTCTCGTTCTTATTCAGGTCCTCGAAGTCCTGACTGACCTCGTTAGCCGTGTCGAACCCGTAGAGGCCCTTCCCGTTAGACACCATGAATACCATCTGGGGAGGGATCATATCCTTGCTCAGGAGCTCTTCCTCCCATTCCTGCCAGACCGTATGCCAGTGTCGTTCCCAGCCTGTAAGGCCTGCTGTGGACCGGCCTGACTCGATGTTGTACCACATCCGTGCGTCGGTTAATGTCCATGCCATGTGTTCTTAATTCCTTCCATCAGGGCGTCATCGCCCATAAATAGGGTTCCAGTTATTACTTTTAGGGCTGGATCCTTGTGTCCACCCAATAAACTCTTCTAGGTCCTTCATGAGGGCCTCTTCTCTTTCCTGTGCTATCCCTCTGTCCTGATCCCGGGCCATAGCCTCGGTCCAGTACCCCATAGCCATCGAGAGGGCATCGATGCGGTCATCGTGTTTCAGGGAGCCCCTGTCGAGGGTGATCCGTGTGAGCTGGTAGATGAGGGACTTGGTAAACCTGTTATCCCCCTCGTACGCCTGTGCTGACCTGTAGTCCTCCTGAATGAGGGCCGGGGTGAACACCAGTCTATGCTGGGCTAACACCGGCTCAATAGTCTCGATGATCCGTCTCTCCTTCTGTGTGGAGTGGCGGACTTCCTCGATGGAGCACCTGTGTACCTTTTGTAGAACCGGGGAGAACAGGGCTGTGAACATGCCGTCTCCCATGTTGCTTTCGATGATGATCTGGTTGACGCTCTCCTTCTTGGCGATGACAGCCAAGGCCTCGAGTGTGGCCTTCTCGTAACCGCCCTGTAGGCCACCACACCGGGTGACGTACTGGATACCGTTGAGCATCTTCACGACAGCGTAACCCGTCTCGTCCTTCCCTCGTCCACTGGGGTCGATCGACATAACAGACCCGGTGAACTCGGCAAACGTCTCGCTGGCCCCGGCAGGCGGGTAGAACCTGTCGCCAGCCATAGCTAGGTTAGGCAGTTCCTTCAGCTCCCGCTTGGGGTCGGGCATCCAGTTCACCTTCATGGGTGCTTCTGAGGGCCCTACGTCCATGACGAGGAGGTCTCTGATCTTCAGGGGGTACTTCTCGACATCGGAGAGCTGGGTGTTGAGCATGAATTGCAGGGCAAAGCCTGCCTTACCGTACTCGGCCTTACGGGTAGCGAGGTCGATGTCAGAGAACCGCTGGGGATCGGTAGTGTCTCCCGGGCTCCTGTCCTTCATATTGCGGACATAAGGGGCCAGGGCCTCCCCATACCGCTCTGCTTCCTCCTCTGAGGGCATCAGGGCAGGCCAGATGCGTGTCTCGAAGGTCTCGGGGAGCTGCTGGTAGATGGAGCCCTCGGTCTGGGGCGTACCCAAGTAGATGATACGAGCTTCAGGGAGGGGCTTCAGGACCGCTGAGAACTCCCTCGTCCGCTCTATCAGCTTCTCTCTCATATCAGGGGTCGCTGAGTTGTTCAGGACCTCTACGTCATCGGCGACGATGATGTCTGCACGAGAGCCCGTGATCTGCCCGGTGATACCTACTGACTTCACGGAAGGCGACTGGTCTGCCGTTGCAGGCCCCACGTCGAACTCGATGCGGGAATTTCGTTGATCCTCTGTAGGCTGGAGGAACTTCAGGACGTCTACCTCGGTTATGAGACGCTGGGTAAAGGTAGAAAAGGCGTCTGCCCGGTTCTTCGAGGCGGAGACCACAAGCACCTTCTTCTGAGGATCCCTGTAGAGCTCCCAGAGGACATAAGCAGACGTGATGAAAGACTTCCCCACACCCCGGAAGGCTTGGATGCAGACCTTGGGGCGAGGGGAGGCTAGGAACTGGGCTATGTCGTATTGAAGAGGTGTAGGCTTTGGTAGATTAAGGTGCTTCCAGATCAACCACAGGAACTTCCTGAAGTCTTTCTTTAGTGGGTCCTCTTCTGTCAATTGGCATACTCCTCGTCATCATCGAACTTAGGCAGGCTCTCCCACAACTTGTGGAGGTTGCTACCCTCGGTGATGAGGGCTTCGATGTGGTTATCCTTTAGCATCTTCAGGCCGACGTTCAGGTCTGCCGTGGATGCTTCCCCCGCCATTACTCGGCGGAGTAGCTCTGCGGCGATAGCCTCGTGTAGCTGCCCTAGGAGGGCCTCTGAGGCTCTAGTCTTTTCAGTCATAGTGTTCCTCACATATGTGCCAAGGCACCTGCCACAGGCCGTGCCAGACGTCGTAGTAGACGTACCCGTAGATGATGTATTTCACCTTGGGGTTCTTCTTGAGGTATTCAGGCTTGGGTGCGCATAGTGACACAACCCCACGCTCCCCGTACCTAAGGGGAGGTCTTTTAGAGACCTTCACGGTATGCAGGGATATGCGTAACGGGTGTGCCTCTCTCGTCTGCAATGTCCACGACTTGAATAACACCCGTCCTGGCCTGACCCTCTCAATGTCCATACGAATGCAGACCTTGGAGCCATCAGGGGTTTCGTATTGTTCAAAAGAGTGGCTCACCTTCATTGGGAGAAGGAGAGACTCGGTCCACCCAGGTCCGCCTAGTCCGATCACGACGCCAAACATAGCAGCGAGTGTTGCGTAGAAGTATCTTCGGCATCTGTTTGAAATAAGTTTTTTCACCTTGGTAGTCCTCCTATTATGCCCGACCAAACGGCCAGCTTTGAGGAGAGGAAGCCTCCTACAGCAGCGGCGGCAATGATGAAGTACTTCGCCCCACGGGCCTGCTGTAATAGATCGTGCATTTCGGCCACTTGTTTAGCCATTCTATTAACTTGGTTGGACAAGTGTACGATCTCGACCTCCATCTTGGTTATCCGATCTCTGTCAGGGCGTTCCATATCGTCACCCATTACCTTTGACAGACGGACTTCCAAGCAGCGTTAGCTTCCTTAATCTGCTTGATCGTCAGGCGTGTATCCTTGGAGGACCATGTTATTGGCTTCAAGACGTCACAGGTCACGCTAGTCGCGTTTAAACCCGTCGTCTTCGAGCAGCCCCCCACGGTCGCTATCAAGAGCAGACCTGAGGCGAGCATCGTTAGCTTTCTTGATAGCATCTCGTGCCTCCTTAAAGGATTTGTTTTGTAATTCGAGTGTCGCCTGTGTCTTTCCCTTCTGGTAGATGTACCAGACAGCGAACAGGACGCCTGCGACGGCGGATACGACCTTCCCAACTGGGGAGAGGACGTAGTTAGTAATAAGCGATAAGATCATCGTCAGGCTCCAATCCTATTATGAGCACGCTCTCATTGGGTGCGAGAGGCATCTGCTCGGTTGTGGTGAGGTAGGGGCGGGTAAGTGGCCACCTAGCGATGAAGAAGCGAAGGGGCGTTTGCCCCAACGCTGCTTTCTGTTTTGAGTATGGGCGGTGGTAGACTAGGATCATACGTCGTCCGTCTTCCTGATGAACACCATGTAGACGCCAAGGCCTACGGCCACAGCGACCACCAGTGCCACACCGACACGCCAGTCCACACCCTGTAGGGCAGCGGCTACGCCAGCCCCACCAGAGGCGATGGCTGTAGCTACCTTATCGAAGAACCCGGGTTTGGCCGTGGTCTTCAGGTCGCCTTCCTCGGCCCTCGAGGTTGTACGCTTGGCGGGTGGAGGCTCGAACGGTACGGCATTCCCCATCCGCAGGGCTCTTTTCTTGACATCAGCTACACGACGGGACCATCCTCTACCGAAGTATTTCCATGTGCGTAACCGTTTGAGAAAAGCTAACCGCCTCGCACACAGGCTAGTGATTAGTTCTTCCGGCTTATACTCTTTGATGGCATCGAGTAGGATCTGGCCTACATGGCCGTCTACCTTCTCGCCCATGACCCGCTGTAGGTCCTTGGTGGCCCGTGTAGGCCCCGAGTTCACAGCATAATCGAACATGGCGTAGTCCAGACCGTCAGGCATCTCGTCAGCCCTTACAGCATCCCAGTACTGAACCTTGTAGATGTCCTGTAACTCACGGTCCTCGATGGATCGTACAGACCTCCGTGGAGCCCCTCTACGCCTCCGGTAGGCATCGTACACCCGCTGGGTGACGCCCTTCATTGTAGCTCCCCCAGGATCGCGGGGGTGGTTGGAGTACCCGCCCTCGTGTTTTAAGACAAGGGCGAGTGCTTTGGGGAAATTGTTTTGCATAATTACTCCTAGAACGGTGCTGCTTTACCAACCACAGGAGGATTACGCTTGGCTTCAATAGCGGCTTCAATTCCGTTCTGTATGTCAGCCAAGGGCACAGATTGTACGACGTTATCAATCGCCCACTGTTCTGAGATGGACGTGAACGGAGTGAATGCGCTGGGGTTGGGAGGCTCAAGGGCTACCGATCCGTAAGCACCAGCGGAATACTCCCCGTCAACACCGTCCACACGCCAGTGGATAGTCTTAACGACGTCAGTGAGACCGTCGGCTAATGGGGCTACGTCGAACTGAGGGAACGACCATGTGTATATAGTTGCCATTTGCTAGTTTCCTTCGAGTTGAGCCACACGGGCTCCTACATGTTGTCGATGACAAACTTCAATTCATCAACACCAGTAGCGGCATCAATGTCCGTTTGTATCTGTGCGTACTTGTCTCTGATAGCCTGACGAGATGATTCAGCTTCCGTAAATTCATTTCCGGGTATCTGCTTCATGATTATTTCATCATATGGCTTAAACTCTTCGGCCCGCTTCGCACGTCGCCTTTCATGCGCGATATTGCGGGCTTTATCTACATTTATAGTAATCATTCTGTGTACTCCCAAGCGGCGCGAAACGTC